CTCAATACACAAATCAAGGGCGCGATCAAAGAGCCTGTATTGACCCTCGCGGATTTGAAAAAGATAGACGCCGATGATGACAATTCTAAGATAAACTGGACAAACGGAACTTGGGATCAGCGCATAAAACCCGGTCAGACTAAACCGACTAACGTAAGCATAAACTGCCAGAAGAAAGCAATCGAACCAAAGGAATGGATAGAGTACGAAGGCAAAGTAGAAGTCGCGCCAGAAGAAGAGAAACCGGCACCTGGAGCCACGAGGTACTTTCCCGGTGTGTTTCATATAGTAGATAAGGGAACCGTCGAATATCTTGCACAAAAGCCATACATGCACGAGTATCTTTTTCACGGTAAAGCATTTAATTATCGTGTCGCTATCCGGCAACTAACGCTTCCAACAGGAGCCGACGTACCCAAGTCATTGTTGATACCAGAAGACTTCATTCTGAGTGTCAATCCCTTAATTACTGCGGATTCCGCAGTAATTACTGAGAAAGCAATTTTGCCGCCAGCGGAACCTATTGAAGAACACATACCGGGACCGCTGTGGCTGGCTATCAAACCCATCGACCAGACTCCTTACGTTATTACGAAAGCGGCGGTAGATAAAAAATGGATCGCACCTGTGGGTGTTTCCGCTTTGCCAAAATACATCCGCGAACAGATACCAGACCGATTCCAGTATTGGAAGAAGACGACGAAGGATACGGCGCTCAAATTGAGGGACGAACTGGTGGAGGCGATCAAACAGGACGAGGTTGTGGTTGAAGTCGCTCCAGACGTAGTGAAGGCAGAGAAGGTGACCGGTGATTTTACTTTCAGTTACCAGTGGTTCAAAGGCCCCACAGTCGTCAGGGAAGGTCCGTCAAAAGAGTTGTGGCACATCTTCATGGACTACGGCGGCGCGAAGGCCGAGCACATACAGTTTATGACTGACCCCTTGACAAGCGAGTCTGTGTCTGGTACTTTGAAATCAGGTATAGATAAAAAGGCAATGAAGTTAGAGGGCTTTTTGGAGCCGGGTGGCATCCTTAACCCGACAAAAGAAACACCCTCTTGGATCAAGATTCGGGACACGGGTAAAGTAACGAAGATGGTAGACAAACCAACCTTCAAGAAATACGAATTCAAAGGCAAGCAACTTAAAGGTTTATTCACGTTGGAAGCCGAGGCCGAAGGTTCCGAGATATGGGTCTTCAGTCCATCGGAGCTTCCGGCTGTAAAATAAGTATGTAGCGTTTCTCAGATTGGATGGCGCTTTGTGATTCGTTAGCAAAGTAGCTGCACTCCAACTCAGATTCCAAAATTAAACAAATACAGAGTTTCTTTTTAGTGACGCCATACCAAAGCGCACTAAATTTTAGTAGGCGGGCAATTCTAAAAAGGAGGGAGGGTAGGTAGTGTGAAGAAACTAAACATTCCATTCAATGCCCTGCTGGATATACGCAAGGCCGGTACCACTGACAAAGGTGACTGGATAGTTGAGGGTTTCTGCGCTACCAGCGATCTGGACCTGCAAGGAGACGTTATTACCGAGGAAGCCTTAGACGCTTCAGCCAAGGACCTTCTCGAAAATTCCACTGTCCTATTCAATCACGATGAAAACCGACCGATAGGAAAAGTGGTTGATGCGAAGAAGATGACGCTTGACGGAACTCTGGGCTTGTGGGTAAAGGTTATGATCTCCAAGGCCGAGCCTAAACTGTGGACAAATATTAAGGAAGGCGTCTTGAACAAGTTCTCTATCAGGGGCAAGGTGTTGCGGGCGAAGAAGGAATTCTACGCCCTGCTGAACCATGTCGCCAATGTGATCTATCGGATGAAGTTGATAGAGACTTCGCTCGTCTCGCTGCCAGCGAATCCGAAGGCGAGAACGCTACGCTGGTACGTGAGTAAGGCGCTTAACAATTTTGAGAAAGAAGGAGGTAACATCGAAATGACTCTGGAAGAGATCATTGCGGAAATGCTCAAAGGGATGCCGGAGTTACCGGAGTTCCTGAAGCAGTTCCAGGATTTCTGCGTCGAGAAGAAGGTGGACTTCGAGAAGTCTACACCCGAAGAGCTCGACGCCGTGTTCGCCGAGTATCTGAAGCAGGAAGGGAAACCGGGAGAACACGCGATGGCAGTACAGTCTGCCATGGAAGCTGTCGAAGCGTTGATCGAGAAACTTCCTGATGAACTCAAAGAAAGCGGCAAAGCGCTGTTGACTTTGATTCAGAAGATCAAGGATACGCTCAGCGCGTATCCGAAACCTTATCCCGCACCTGCGAAAAAAGAAGGTGATGACGAAGAAGACGAGGAGGATAAGGAGAAGGCGAAGGAAAAGAAGGACGAAGAAGACGACGAGGATGAGGAAAAGAAGAAAGAAAAGAAGGACGATGAGGAAGACGAGGACGGAAAAAAGAAGTCCGGTGTGTGGGCCGCCCTTGCAAATTTCATCTCCGGTAAGGCTCAGGAAGCCGAGAAGTCCGGTGAGGATCTCGACGCCGAGAAACTCAAAGAGGACATCGGCAGATTCCTCGAACAGAAGTCCGAAGAGGACGCCCAAGCGACACAGAAGTCTATCAGCGATTTAGGTGCGGACATCACCAAGCAGGTCGGTGACATGGTGGGCGACCTCACGAAGAAGTTCGAGGACGCCATCGGCGGCGTGAGCGAGACGGTCACGAAGACGGGCAAAGACATCCTGTCACTCGTGGACCGCGTCGAGAAGATCGAGAAAGCGGTTCCGGTCAAGACGGATGCTGACCCCGATCCGGATGAGAAGAAAGCGTCCTTCTCGGGTGTGTTTGTGCCGAGGAGCCGAAACGTCCGGGAGAAGGACGACGAGGAGTAGTTTAATTCAGTAAGTAAAAAAGGAGGATAGTTTCGATGACTAACGAAGAAATTGTGAAAGCGATTGCCATGAGCGATCTCGCCAACGGGACACTCAGTCCCGAACAGCAGGATAAGTTCATAGACCTCGTTTTCGATCATTCAAGACTTCTGAAGGAAGTTCGCCAGGAACCCGTCGATGAGGCGAAGGGCGAACTCGCCAAGCTGTTCATCGGCGAACCCATCACGCGCGCCGCTTCGGTTGAACCGGCCACAGGCGAAGCGAAACCGAAGACCACGAAGGTTTCCTATGAGACGACGCGCCTGATGACGTGGTACGATCTTCCGAAGACAATCTTTTCGCGCAACATCGCGAAAGAGGGCTTCGAGGATTCGTTCATGGAAGCGGTCACGAAGAGGGTCGGTAACGATCTCGAGCTGCTTGCGATTCGCGGCGACGTCACCACTTACGGTGCTGTCGATACGCCGCTCGGTCACTTACTCCGCTGTCTGAACGGGTGGGAGCTTCAGACGGATAGCGTCCATATCTTCGACGCGGCTGGAAGCTCAATTCAGCAGGGCATCTTCGCCCGCATGTACAGGCGACTGCCCGATGAGTACAAGGGTGATCCGGACCTCCGCTGGATCTGTTCGTCTTCGATCCACGCGGACTACATGGACCTGATTGCGGCCCGACTCACGGCGGCGGGTGACAAGGCCCTCGAGGGAGTGGGACTCAAGCCATATGGAATCCCGTTCCTCGAAGTTCCGCTGATTCCGTCCAATAAGAACGTGTCGATCACGGCTGCCACGGCAGGTTGGGCACTTGGTACGCGCATGGGTCCGTTCACGACCACCGCGACGGCCAAGACCCTGAATCTCGACATCGACAACGCCGGTGCGGTGGAATTCAGTCTCACCGTCGGTGTGCTCGAAACACCCCAGGTCTGCGCCGAGATCAATACCGCCATGGGCGCTTACGTTGCGCGGGACTCCGGCTTCGGTCAGATTCTCATCGAATCAACAACCACTGGAGCAGCGTCCGAGGTGGACGTCATAGCTCCGTCCGGCGACAGCGCTTATGATGTTCTCGGTCTGACCATCGCGACCAATGCGGGTTCGGATGCTGGCACTGCCGATAACATTCCTGAAGGTTCTTTCATGTGGCTCGCCAATCCCAAGAACTTCATCAACGTAATTCTCAGGAAGACGGAGATTTACTCGGAGTTCAGGCCCAGGAAGGACGCCATCGAGGTCACGATTTACAACGAGGTTGCCGACATCATAGAGAACCTCGAAGCGGTAGTCAAGTGCGTGAACCTGCGCCTGCGAGCTCTGACATAGTCCAGGTAGCGAGGTAGCCATATTAGGGAGGTATTAAAGTGGCAGCTTTTCAGATTAAGCGGGGAGCGTCGTGGCAAGGGCGAGGACCGTCCGGTAAACTTCATCTCTTCAGGAACGCGAGCGACATAGTCACCATTCACGAGGAACAGGACATCGAATGGTTCCGTTCCAACTGCGGAAAGGACGGTCGCTTTAAGGAATTGAAGACATCGTCCGGCGACGCCACTCCCGAGGAGAATGAACACACGCCTCTGTCGTATGATCGGTTCGACCGTCCGGCAGCCTCCCAGTCCCAACCCGAACCTGAAACGGAAGAAGTGGAAGTTGAAGGTGAGGACGAAGAGGAGGAAGCGGAATTTGAGGTTGGCGGCAACGGGCGACTCATCTGCCCGTACTGCAAGAACGACTTCAAGAACCGCGCTGGCATACTGAGCCACATACGGCAGAAGCACCCGAACGAGTATATGAACGATTTCGAGGATGAAATCGAAGAGGTGTAGACATGAACTTCATGTACACTTCTGTAGCGAGACTGCGCTCGGAGGGGTTGACAGCAGCCGACCTCTCCGACGCGCTTGCTATTCAGCGGATCTCTCTCATCTCGAGGATGATTAACCGGATCACCGGGCAGTATTTTCAGCCCGTGTGGTACGAGGCGCTGAAGCTGAGCGGTAGGGATTCTCCGCTTATTTTCCTGCCCGACCTCGAACCCATTATAAAGATAGTGGAACTGGCTCTGACTCCCAAAGGTTATGATCCCGAAATATTGGAAGAAGATGATTACGTTCTTCACAGTGAGAGATTCATTGCGCGGATCGCATCCACAGTAGGCAGAGTGGCACAGCTCGCTTCGGCTAACTGGGTTGAGGGTTATTCTAATTATACTTTCAAGGGATATGCGGGATGGCTTGAAGATGTCAAGGAAGTTGAAGCAAATATTGTCACTGCCGATCTTGTGCAAGATGCAGAAGAAATTGAAGTTGACGACGCCAGTAATTTTGATGAGGGCGACTTCGTGGTCGTGGTCAGCGGGGATGATAGGTTCGGTGCGTTGCTCAACAGCGTTGATTACGGCGACAATAAGTTCGGTATCGACAAAGCGCAGACGAAAGGTAAGACATATCCGATAGATGCAGACGTGATTACTTTCGGCAAAGTTCCGATTCCAATAGTGTGGGCGTGTACGAGAATGGTAGTGAATCAGTCGGCTCTCCTTATACCGGATGGTGGAGAAATTCCCGATCCGGCCTTCGAGAGCAAGCTGAAAACTGAAAAGACCGACAATTATTCTTACACATTATTCTCGCCGCGCGAACTTATGGCGGAATCCGGCAGCATCGCCGCTGGCGACTTCACGGGCGACCCCGGCGTTGATATGGTACTTGCCACTTTCACGGCTCCTTCCATCGCATTGTCTGTTTGAATAGGATGGCGATACCCAAGCGCATGAATCTGGTCAGCGTCAAACTGCGGCGTTACGAGAAGACTTCGACTATCATGGACGATGACTTTAGTGAACCTGTTTCGCAACAGGTGCTTACCGTAGGGGATACTGTGAAGGCGCAGGTCGTATACGGATTCCAGGAAGAATTGATTCCTTCCTATGGCGGTGATAAGACGAAAGTCAAAGGACATCTCACTCTCAGGAGGAGTGACATAGTCACATCGCTTCAGAAAGGCGACCGGATAACGGAGATCGCCGGGGAGTCGTATAATTACGAGATCGACGAGGTTCGGAATTCGGGACACCTGCGCGGAGGCCCCAATCTGATAATGGCCTTTTTCGTAGAGCCGAGCGAAAGGAATTCCATCTAAGTGGCAGCCAGCATTAAGAAGACGGGCAACTGGGCGGGGGGTCGCGCCGTAACGAATACGACCAAGTTCGCTTTCAACATTCAGCGACATTTCAATAAAGCGTTGCTCGTCAACGGTGAGATTCTGCGCGGTGCCATCGTCAACGGGATCAGGAAGAACGAGTTCGGTCTCGAGGAACTCAGTGATGTTACGACCACGATAAAACGGTCGAAAGTTCCGCTTGCTGACCGGGGTGACTTAACAAACTCTGTAACGGTCAAACTGGCAGGTCCGTCGTTTGTCTTCATAGGGATACCGCGCGGTACGAAGAAGCGCGGCAAGGACATGGTACAGGTTGCCGAGATCATGCACGAGGGCAGCTACGTCGGCGTCGATCTCTCCACGCCGAAAGGTAGGAAGGTCATGGCTGCTATTGCCATGAAGGTCAGAAAACGTGACAAGACATTCGAGTTTGCCGAAGGAGCGGGCATCAAACCCGGATTTATCGTTACCCCTCCGCGACCGTTCCTTCCGCCAGCGTGGAGAAAGGCGAGTCCTTTTTTTAGCCTGACGTATGCCGAGGCCGCTAAGAAGGTCTGGAAGTCTCAGGAGAAAGGTACGTAGGAGGTATCACATGCTTGGACGAAACCCTTATAAGGAAACTGTCACAAATACAGATATGGATTTTCACGTTCATCCCGGACGGGGCACGACGGACTGGGATTTGCTGTCGGTACTCATCTCTCGGGACAATGCCGAAGTGATTGCTCTCAAGGTGATTCTCACGGATGACGCTGGCGACGAGTATATCCTCGGTGAATACACGACATGGACGGGCACAGAACTCGTCCTCACGGATTTGATTCGCCTCGACCGAGCGGTAGAAATTTCTATCGTCACGACGGGAGTCACGACTGGCGATGTCCGTGCGCGGATAATTACCAAACTTGTAACTCAGGAGTAAGCATGGCGCAGAAAGTATGGAGACCAGCCCTCGATTTAATTACTGCGGAACCTGTAGTAATTATCACGAGCGAAGGTGCGACCCTGACAAAGGTTCGCTCCGGTCTGGGTTCATATTGGGGTTCGTATCCCGCAGCGGGAGCGACGCTGGAATTCAACTCGCTCGTTGCAGACAGCATAACTGAATTGCTCGGTTTCAAAGAAGATGTCGTGTATCCGATTGCCGCGCAAGATTACCCCGATGATGGAGTGTTAGAAGGCGAAGAACTTGGGACGGTCGAGTATCAGACATCTTTCGACGGGGGGAATTGGCAGTATTGGACGGGTGCCGCTTGGGCGAACGCGGGAGCGAGCGATTGGAATTCCGACCTTGAAATGTCGGTAGGACTTACGAATACTTCGCCGCCGGATGAGATAAAGTTCAAAGCCCGCATCGTTCCCCAGCTTGGTTTCGCTCCACTTCTGAATACAATCGCGCTATATTATGAGCTGTCCTATAACTTTGACGAAGATATTTTCCGCTCACTGAGAAGGTGGGTTCAAAGTCATCTGGCGGCTCGCGTTTATTATAAAGAGGATCTGCTATCTGATACTGATGCCGTGACCATCGTTCACGATCTGGAAGTGGTCGGCGTAATCGGCGTCTACAATCTGACGACGGATCCCGGTCGGTCTGACAACCTGTTCGACAGCATCCTCGGAAACGTAGTCACTATGACTTCCGTTCAGAGCGCTGGAGACAGGATCGAAGTAATTTTCACAGGGAAGGTTTCTAAAGTTCTGATCTCAGCCGAGTCGGAAAGCCACATCGCTGAATTGCCCGCCGTTGTCGTAACCGTTAGCGATCTCTCGGAAGTGAAATCAGAACGCAGCAGCAAGCCTGTACGAGAATACTTGGGCGATCACACGGAGTTAGGACTCAGGACTGCCCCTGCGAAGAAGCGGTTCGATGTTGAAGTTAACTGTCTTTCGCAATACAACCTGACCTCGATTGCCATGGGTAATTCCGTTTCTCAGATTTTTTCTGAGGAGTTCCTCGCTGAGAATACGCTTCGCGCTTTAGCAAGCGGCGAGAAGGTGGCTGTCCTGAACCTTCAGCCTGTTGATGTCCGTGATAGTCCTTCCGAAAAGTTGTTCAGGAAGGTGGTTCGTTTCACAGGGGACGTCTACGACTGGCAAGGAACGGTTCTGGAACAGCTTCACACGGTCGAGGAGATCGTGCTCGACGCTGGTAACTTCAGTGATTTTCAGGAACAAGTGGAGGTTCTCTAATGAAGATCAAGAACGATAGCAGGGTTAACCTCTCCATCAACATCTCCTACCGACCTCCGGTTTCTTTGCATCTTGCTCCGGGTGAAATTTCTAAGGATGTCAGTAAAGAACTGATCGAAAAATCACCCGAGGTGCGGAACCTTTTCAAGATGAAAGCACTCACGGTTATCGCGGGAGACAAGAAAAAAGAGGTTAAGCCGGATTCCTCCAAAACTGGATCAGGAAAGGAGGATAAGAAATGACTGTTGAGATGTTACACCCAGGCGTTTACCTCGTGGAGAAAGGCGGCCAGCCGCTCATACAGGGCGTTGGCGTCTCCGCAGGAAGCCTGGTCGGTTTTTTCAAGAAAGGCCCGCTCGACAAGCCCGGACTCGCCTTTAGCTGGGACGACGTGGTGCGCCTCTACGGAGGCTTCTACAAAGATTCTCAGGCGGCCATCGGTGCCTATCTGTTCTTTTTGAACGGCGGCACGCGCTTGTACTTGGCGGGCATCAAGGGAACGGGGGCGGTGAAGTCAACCGTCACGTTGAAGAGCATGGATAATACCGGAGACGCGATAGACGCTGATGCAGTGAACGAGGGCGCGTGGGGCGATCAGCTCTCGCTCTACACCGCCAAGTACGTGACGACTACGGCGGCGATACTCGCGACCGGTGAGACATCCGTAAAACTGACTTCCTTGCAGGGGGTCGAACTCGGAGACCGCCTCGTTCTCGATGATGGAACCACCGATACCATCGTCACAGTTATAGACATCGACCTTAGCACGAACGTGATAACCTTTCCGGCGGTTACGTTGGGAGCGCCAATCGCGAGCGGTGCAGATGCCATGTGCACTTCCTCTCACAGGACGAGTACGACGCTCACAGCCGACCTCATTAACGGCGCAACTTCAGCGAACCTCGCGGATGCTGGTTCGATTCGGATAGGGTCGGTGGTCACGTTCGTCTCCGCAGATGACGAGATGGATGTAGTGGTCACAGCCGTCAACGGGAACCAGATCGCGTTCAGCGCTATCGTTCTCTCGGTGACTATCGTCTCCGGTTCTCTCGCAATCACGCAGGAGTGGAATCTGAAGGTCTACGACGAGGGCACACAGGCCGAGACCACTCATCAGTATCTGTCGATGGAGTCAACCAACGAGATCGACTACTTCGAGACCAGACTCTCCGGCGACGGCAACCAGAGTCTGTTCATCGAACTGGATGAGAACACGCCGACCGGAGTCCTCGCCGGACTGAAGATTCCGTACCCGGTCGAGAACGTTGCTCTCGCGGGAGGCAGCGACGGTGCCGCTCTCACCGACATTGACTATAAAGGTTCAGCGGTCCTCGGTTCTGAGACCGGACTTCACCTGCTTGACAGGATCGACGACGTTAATCTCATCTGTATTCCCGGCATAACCACGGTTACGGTTCAGTCCTATCTGCTCACGTGGTGCGAGAACCGTGCCGCGAAGGCCGATCCCGTCTTTGCGTTGCTCGACATTCCCTACGCCTATGATACGGCGCTGGAGGCGCGCAACTACAAGCAGGTGCAGTTGAATCGGGACACCACGCACGGTGATCTAATCTATCCGTGGGGCAAGATGTCGAGCCAGACCGTGCCCGGCGTGGTCTTGGACGTTCCGGGATCTAGCCCCAGCATGGGGATGTACTCGAGAGTTTCGAGCACAAGGGGTGTCCACAAGGCGCCCGCGAACGAAGAACTGAAGGGACTTATCGGTTTGTCCCATCGGACGTCCGACGGTGAGCAAGATATTCTGAATCCCATCGGAGTCAACGTCATTCGGATTTTCGCTGGCCGTGGCATACGGCTCATGGGCGCGAGGACGCTCACCACGACGTTCGACGGAAGGCACTGGGTCCACAAGCGGCTTACCCTCAACTTCATCGAGGAATCCGTCGCGGAGGCTCTCATGAAGTACGTCTTCGAGCCTCACCACGAGGATACCTGGGACATGATGCGTCTGGAGGCTCAGATATTTTTGAACACTATGTGGCGCGACGGTGCACTCCAACCGAGGGATGACAGATCGAGGGCTTACTTCGTCAAGATCGACGAGACGAACAATCCTCAGTCGGAACGCGACAAAGGTATTCTCCACATAGAGATAGGAGTAAACATAGTCGGCACCGCCGAGATGATCGTCTTCACGGCTGGTCTGTGGGACGGCGGCGCGCTGATTGAGGAGGTGGCTGCATAATGACGAAGATAGCGCAGCATCCGATTCCCGGCAAACGTCACGATCCGGTAGGTAAGCACAGATTCCGGGTTATCATCGCCGGATTCGAGCACATGGGTTTCTCGAAGGTCAGCGGTTTGAACTCTGAGACCATGACCACCGAGTACCGCGAGGGAGACGATCCGCCCACTCCGAGGAAGTATATCGGACGGACGACCTATGAGGATGTCACGCTCGAGCGCGGCGCGGGACCGGACAGCGACTTCATGAACTGGCGCAAGGACGTTTTCAATGTTGAGACGGGAACCGGTCTGGAGCAGGCTGACGTACAGCGCCAGGTCGTGATTCAACTGCTCAACAACAAGAAGAACGTCGTGCGCGAGTGGCAGATACCCGAGGCGTGGGCGAAGCGCGACGAACACGACGATCTCGACGCGGCATCTGACGATCTCGAACTCGAACGCCTCGTGCTCGCACACAACGGTTGTCACCAGACGATTTAATTACTGCAATCCTGCAGTAATTAAACTATGAGGTACGAAGCGATGCCAGACGGAGCAATTTCGGGACGCAGCTCTGACCCGCTGATGAAGTTCAGATTCCGAGTCTTTATACCGGACTTTGAACAGATGGGTTTCACCAGCGTGGGTAACCTGCGTTCCGAAGTTCCCGTTCTGGAAGTGGAAGAGGGCGGCAATCAGATTCCATACAAGTTCCCCGACAGGAAAGTGAATTTCGGGAACGTGCTCATGTCTACGGGACTCGGCAGGAGACGCGATCTTAGAATCTGGTTCGAGGAACACATGAGATGGAAGTTCGGTCACCAAGCGCCGATCTACAGAACGATTCTTGTTACCATTCTTAATGAACGGATGCGGCCTGCGATTGCTTGGGAGTTATTCAACGCATGGCCGACGATCATGGAGATAGACGGATTGGATGCCGCCTCTGATGATATAACCATTCAGCGCATCGAACTTGCGAACTGGGGCGTGGCGAGGAGGTATGTTGCGGATCCCGGTGAACAATATTCCGGCGCTCCGGTTACGCTTCAGGCTGGTACGTTTTATGGATAGTGGTCTAATTTATAGATAATAAAGATTAGAATAAATGAGCGACAAAACCAAACAAATTGCGAAAACAAAGGCGGCTACAAAGTTAATTACTCCGGAATCTGTAGTAATTAAGGAGGTTTCTCAATGGCTGGAAACAAATTTCCCAAACCCACGTCTCCCGGCGAGGGCATAAGACATACATTCGATGAGCCGATTGCACTCGGCTCCGAAGGGGTTCCCTATGGTTTTGTTCCTACTGCTGACGGAGTGGGCGGCGCGGAGTGGAAACCCGGAGGAGGCGGTGGTGCTTTCTTTACCGTTCAAGATAAAGACGTTACTGATCCGTCCACGCTTACCCCGTCTACCGGACAGAGCTGGATAGTTGCGGCCGGTGCGGTCGGAGCGTGGTCGGGCCAGGATGAGAATATCGCAACCTGGAATGGGGCCTCTTGGAATTTTACAGTGCCGACTTCCGGTAAGATTGCCTACGTCGTGGACGAGAGCGAAGAGTACATCTACGACGGTGCGAATTGGGTGCTGTATGAAACTACCATCACTCACAATGACACGAAAGACCGGAACGTTGCTGACTGCCATCCTGCATCTTCGATAACCAACGATTCGGGAGTTGCCGGTGCTGAAGTAAAGGCCGCTCTAGATACGTTGGACAGTGTGAAAGCTGACAAGGTCGCTAGCAGCATAACATATCCTTCATTAACTTTCAACGGCGTTCATTACGATTCACTTTGTTGTGCTATGAGTTATGGTGGTAACGATTACCACTATGTTGAGGTTGGCGGGATTTGGTATGCTAAACACTGTGGATTTGCAGACCTTGCCGGGGACTTCGTAAATATTGGAGCGCCGAGTGCCGTTGCTTTTACCGAACCGCAAACCGTTTTTGACACCGGCGACCTTGATGTTGACGGTACATCGGACATTGACGCCCTGCTCCTATTACAAGCCGATGGCATTCATCGAGGGACTGTGTTGTGTGACACGGATAATACGGCTGGACTCGTGGCGGTTTTGCCAACGATGGGTATTACGATAGACCTTGTGATCGCGTCAGTATTCACGGCGAATGGTGCCGGGATTGATTATACGTTTAACCTGGCGGCGATTACCGGAGCCGGTGCAACATTATGGGGCGGCGACGGTGCGGATGGCGAGCGTACCGTGGGACCGACTGCCGGTAATCTCGCGGGGTTGGACGGCAGTGGTAATCTGACGGATAGCGGAAGCAAAGCAGCCGACTTTGAACCTGCTGATCCTGCCATTATGAAGGAAGGCGAGGACGTATCGTTACTCAATAACGATGCGGATTATCAGTCAGGCGCGCAAGTTGATGGGAAGATAACAACGCATAAGAGCGACGCGGACGCGCACCATTCCGAACTTCACAGTATTGCGAGTCACAATGATACTACGGCGACCGGGGCGGAACTGAAAACGCTTACGGATGGTTCTAACGCCGATGCCCTGCACACTCACGCTGCTTCCGGACTGACGAATGATTCTACAGTTCCGGGAGCATCTATAAAAGATGCTCTGGAAAGTTTATCATCGGGAGCGCATCAGGGCGATTCCGGTACGGAGGCATTTGTCGCTGAATGGGAAAAGGCCGTAATCTTCACGACGCCCTTCACGTCGGCACCGGATGTGGTAGCCGTCTCCAGTGAGAATGTGAATGTCTTCGTGACCGACGTAACCGCCGCTGGCTGCAAACTGAAAACCAGCGCGGTCATTACGGGAGATGTTTCCTGGATAGCTACCACTGTTGGCGCTGCTGTTCTGAGTTACAACAGGACGATGCAGTTCGCTTACTCGAAGGATAAAGCGCAGCCATACATCGAAGGAGACAGCGATTCGTGGCAGGCGATTGGTGAGATTATCTTCTCTGGTTCCAGCTACATCGGAATACCGGCGAAAGTTACGGTTATCATTTCTAACAAGGATGTGGGGAAGGGCTGCGACTGGCAGATACTCGACCTGACCAATGCCAGCAACGTGATCGCTTCGGGAGGTAACAACAACATAGGTCCTAATCCGATTTTGGACAATGACAATGCTCCCGCAAACATTTCCGCTGCCGCTGCGATATGGGAACTACAGATAAAACGGAATCCGACAGGCGGCTCGGACGGGCCGAGGATTTCAGCACTGGAGGTGGCGTTTGATGCGTAGATGGCGGTTGTACTGTGTTACCGAGGGGATTCACAAGTACGTCGAACAAGATGCTGCTCCGACTGTTTGCCCGACTAATCCGGCACACACGATCAAGTTAAATTCGATAACTTTGGTCGAGACTGACGTTACCGATGTAGTCAATCTCAACGTATCCGGCGATGAAGAGGTGTTGGGCACTGAGACCGTTCATCAGCAGCAAATTTCAGAGAGTTCTCTTACGATTACCGATGACCTGATAGTACACAGGGATAGTACGCTGGGTGATGATGCTTCCGACCGCCACATCAGGTCGGGAGACGAGGACTGGTACGGCAGCGAACTGCGGGGCTGGAAGCTGTTGGAGTACGGACAGGCGAAATGGTCGCTTGACTCCGAGACTGGAAAGGGCAGATTAGTTGCGCTGGAGTTTACTCCCGTTGCGAATACGGTCCCGGATAATAATTCCTTATTCGTTGATTCGGCGGACAACGTGCTGAAATTTAAGGACAGTGGAGGCGGATTGCACAGTCTGATATGAAGACGACCGTGAGAGAGAGAAAGATAGTGAGGGGCGGCATCGTCGCTGAGAGCCGCAGGGTCCTCATCAAGTACGTGCTAATCAAGAGGGCTGCTGGTGGCATTGGTGACATCCTGATGCACAGGATGCTGTTTAAGGATTTGAAGAAAAATTTCGAGGATAAAGAATTAACGCTCGCCATCCCGGAACAGTATATTCCCCTTGTGGTAGATCATCCGTACATCGACAGGATCATAAG